GAATTTTCTTTCAACTGGAAATAACTACACAGAGTTAAATCTTACAAAACACAAGTCAACGCTTATTAGCGGTGAAAATGGTGCGGGAAAGACCACTTTCCTAGATGCCATTTCTTTTGTATTATTTGGCAAACCATATCGTAATATCAATATTCCGCAACTTGCAAATAGCATTAATCAAAAAGATTGCAGAGTTGAGATTGAATTTACTATTGGTACTACTAACTACAAAATAGTACGCGGGCTTGCACCCAAAATTTTTGAAATCTATAAGGATGGAAATCTTGTAAATCAAGATTCCAAGTCCAAGGATTATCAAAAGATGCTTGAGGAGCAAGTGCTCAAGATGAATCACAAATCATTCTGTCAAGTTGTTATTCTTGGAAGCACAAACTATGTTCCATTTATGCGTCTTGCAGCGGCCGAGCGTAGGGCTATTGTTGAATATTTGTTGGATATTGATGTGTTTTCTGTGATGAATACTTTGCTCAAGGGTAAAATTTCAACCGCCAAAGAAGGAATCAAAGATATTGAGCACAAGTTGTCTTTGCTAATGGAAAGAGCAAAAGCACAGAAGAATCACATCAAGGTGCTTCAAGAAAAGTCAAAAGAATCCAAAGACAAATTTGTCCAAGAAATTGAACAAAATCAATTAACTATTCAAGATCTGCAAAAAGATATTGCTTCTTTGCAAGAGCAAATTGAAGAAGTAAACAAGACTTGGATTGACTCTGATGGAGTAGATGAACTGAACAAGATAAGTTACAGTCAGAATCACATGAAAGAACAATCTGGTAAAATTATTAAGCAGATTGAATACTATCAAAACAATAAAGAATGCACTTTGTGTAAGCAAAAACTATCAAACGAGCACAAAGAAAATATTATCACAGATCTAGAAAGCAATAAAACCAAGATTGAAGAAGAAATTGGCAAGTTGGACAAAGTTATTTCTAAAATGAATGAAGTTTTGGAACACAACCATGAGGTTGGTAAGAAAATTCTCGCAATCGAAAAGGAAATTTCTACCAAGAACAACACAATCTCTGCCTGTAATCAGTTTATTGCTAAATTGCAAAAGCAAATGAATACTACAGATGGTATTGATTTTGACGCAGAAGAAGCAAAATTGAATTCTATTATTGAAGAAGGAAAGACTGAAACCGAACAGCGTCAGGAAATGTCGGACGATCTTCAATATTATTCGATTGCAGCACTGTTGTTGAAAGATACGGGAATCAAGAGCAAAATCATCAAGCACTATCTTCCAATTATGAACAAGGTAATCAATGGTTATCTTGGAAAAATGGATTTCTTTGTTCAATTTGAATTAAGCGAATCATTTGAAGAAACCATTAAGAGTCGTCACAGAGATATTTTTACTTATGATAGTTTCAGTGAAGGCGAAAAGCGCAAGATTGACTTGGCTCTTTTGTTTGCTTGGAGATATATTGCTCAATTAAAGAATTCATTGAGTTGCAACTTGTTGATATTTGATGAAGTTCTTGACGGTAGTTTGGATGATTCTGCCACAGAAGCCTTTTTAAACATCCTAAAGGGATTGGATAAATCCACAAATGTTTATGTAATTTCTCACAAATCAAAAGAAATTCTTCAAGACAAGTTCCAAGATCATATTGTATTTGTAAAACGCAATAACTTTAGTAAGATAGCATGAAACTTGCAACAATAGACAATTTAAAAGAAGTAATGGAAGTATTCAAGAAACATAAAGAATTCTTCCCGCATATACGCCAAGATTATGTTACCCGGAAAATAGTTGCAAAGAATACCATTTTCCAAGATAATGTTGTAATCACCTTTAGCCTATATAAAAAGGATGTCAAACTTGGCAACTTGGTCGTACCAAAAGGCGAAACAATGTTACATCAGATCGCGGCAGGTACGCAAGGTGATGGAAGTGCTTCCAGAGTCTTAAATGAATTCTTACAATATGCAGGAACAAACGTATGGCTATCAGTGAGAGCAAACAACGAAAGAGCAAGAAAGTTTTATCTGAAGCATCAGTTTCAGGAAGTGGGACAGATATCATGGATGGGCGGGCAACTACCGGGAGTAATCTACAAGTGGGAAAGAAACCCTTTTATGAGCGTAATGACCACGTAATTAATAATCTAGAAGTAAACGTACTCTTTGAGGATTTACTTGCCATGAATCCCAAAGAGTTTGAAGCATGGGTGATCAAGATGCGGAAAGCAATCTTGAACTCTTGGGACACATATGGTTGTCCTCCCCGCACAGGAAAAAACGAATCAGATATAATCGACCAGTTCAATCAACTGGGTCAATATCCTGTTCATGAATTTACTCACTCCGATGAACTATCTTCCGTTCCTGACGATGTGATTATTAACAAATCTCGTATTGGTGTGGAAGTTGATCAGTGGTTTTCAAATATGTTCAAGACCAGAATCAACTATTCTGCAAACGATACTGGATATTCGATTTATGATATGTTTGCTGACGATAAGTACCTACCAAGAATGGTAAGAGGTACTATGCGTCATTTGCGTAGAGATTCTTTTTACAAACATGCGCTCTCGACAATCAAGCATAGCAAAAAGTATTCAATTGTTGATGTAGGTAGTGGCGATGAATGGATGGAAGCGTTCTTCAGCAACCCATCTGTCTTCACTGGTTATGATTTTATGCTGGAGCAAGTCAAGCAAAGAGAAGGTGCCAGCAGCAGTTATTTCCAATTGGAGCAGTCTAACATTCTTCAACTGACAAAAGAGCAGTTTGAAAAGTGGAAGCCAAAAATGTCATATCGACATTATTCCACATTTGATCATGAGAATTTGCCAGATGATGAACTTTATGCCATTCGTCTATACAAGAAGGGCGAACGAGTTTTTCCTGCTGGATTTGCTTCTTTCCGTATTGGTTATATCCAACCAGCGGTCAATTTTCCACCAATGACTGCCAAGTATCTTTATGAGCGATTTACCGAACACTGCAAGGATCAAGAACGTGTCGTAATCTATGATCCTTCTAGTGGTTGGGGTGGTAGAATTCTAGGTGCAATGTCTGTAAAGGATGATAGAAATGTTCATTATGTCGGTACTGATCCCAACCCTGAAAACTGGATATGTGATGGATATCCTTCAAAGTATCATGCTATTGCAGATTTTTACAATACCAAGACTTATAGAGCAAACCCATTTTTCTCGTCAACAAATACTTATCATTTGTTTTCTTCTGGGTCTGAGACTATTTCTGGACTTAATGAGTTCCAGCAATACGAAGGCAAAGTAGATCTTGTATTTACTTCTCCTCCATACTTCAACCGCGAAGCCTATTCCGAAGACGAGAACCAATCGTATAAGAAGTTTTCCTCATATGATTCTTGGCGAGATGGGTTTTTGCGTCCAACTCTTGAAACTTGTGTAAAGTATCTTAAGAACGACAGATATCTTTTGTGGAATATAGCCGACCTTTTAGTTGGCGGAGATTACCTACCACTTGAAGAAGATTCTAGAAAAATACTCGAATCACTTGGTATGGAATACAAATATACATTAAAGATGGCTTTAGAAAATATGCCAGGACAGAACCGCGTTGGAGAGGACGGTTTACCAAAGTGCAAAAATTACTGCAAGGTGAACGGACGATTTCACAAATACGAACCCGTATTCGTCTTCTATAAACCTTGACAATGATTCTAAATTGGATACACTATACGCATGAGCAAGAAACGCTATAAGTCTATTGGCAAAGGTGATACCGTGGAGTCTGTCCTCCTCGGTGGTGAACCTAATATTGCACCAATGAATATAACCGATGATAGTGAACTTATCTGGCAAATTCAGAAAGCACTTAATTGGTATAATTACAATTGGTCTGAAAAGGATTATCGCAAAGCCACTTTGGAATACTTAAAGAAAAACAAGTATTCAAAGAAAGATCAAGAATCTGTAGCCAATGCATCTACTGTCAGTTTTGACTTTCGTTGCTGTGGTGCATATTGCAGAGTTTCAAACAATGGCGTCGTTCTTCCAGAAATAAAAAAGAAACTGGTAGAACAGCACATCAACAATCTAATTGCAGATGGTAATGCTGTACGCATTTTGCCAAATGTAGTAGAAAGACCAAAAATTTCCATTCAAGATAGAATTCATGAACAAGTTTCTGAATATATTTGTGAATTAGAAATTAAAGTAGATGAACTTTTGGAATATTTGACTACCACCAATAAATCCACGAAGTTTGATTTTGATGTTGCTGAATGGACAAAAAAGAAAGAAATAAAGTCCATGCAATCTCAAATGATTGCAGATCATTTTAAGCCAAGAATTAAGGAGTTGCAAGAAGCGGTTGATGGGAATGACGCCGATCTTAAGCAAGCATATTCTTGGTTGTCAAAACCAAAACTCAAAAAGTTTTTGGAATTTCACCAGAACATGGTTGTAAATTTTCAAGCACAAGCACAGTTTGCAAAGCAAATTCGAAAGCCACGCAAAAAGAAAAAGAAAAAGCCAGAACAATTAGTTGCTAAATTGAAGTACCAAAAAGATTGCTCTGAGTTTGGCATTACATCCGTAGATCCAAGAGACATTATTGGTGCAAAGAAAATAGTTGCATTTAACACAAAATATCGTACACTTACGGTATATGAAGCATCCCCTTTGGTTGACGGTTTTACGATCAAGGGAACTACCCTAGTTGGATTTGATGAGGCAAGTTCTAAGACCAAAAAACTCCGTGATCCGAAGAGCGTTCTTTCACGGGTTATTGGTGGAGTTCGAGCAATCAATAACGCATGGGAATCCGTTAAGACCAAGGAATCTGCTCCAAATGGCAGATTTAACGAAAACACTGTCATTGTACAGGTAATTAAATGATTTTAATCGACAATACGCAAATCGTCCTCTCATCTATCTTTTCTCAATATGATTCTCCGGATCAATTGGACGAGGATATGATTCGCCACATTACTTTGAATACTTACAGATATTATCGTAGTCGCTTCCACGGTGAATACGGTGAATTGGTAATTTGTCAAGACGCCGGTAATTATTGGCGCAAGGATATCTTTCCTCTATATAAATTCAATCGCAAGAAAGCACAAGCGAAGGATGAGTTTTATTGGAAGCAAGTTTTCGAGACTCTTTCTAAGATCCGAAACGAAGTTGCAGAAAATATGCCATATAAAACTATGAGGATTGAGCGTTGTGAAGCAGACGATATTATTGCAACAATCTGTAAGCATTATCACACTCAAGAAAAGATTTTGATTGTATCTGGTGATAAGGATTTTAAGCAACTGATGCGCTATCCCAACATCACTCAATACAGTCCAAATCAAAAAGGATTTATTACTTGTGAATCTCCGGATAAGTTTCTGTTTGAACATATTGTTCGTGGAGATTCTGGCGATGGTATCCCAAACATACTGTCTGACGATGATGTGTTTGCTGTAGACGGTAAGAGACAGAAGCCCCTTTCTGCAAAGAAACTGGATACTTGGTCTTCTTCTGGTGGAGTTCCCTCCGATTTGCAAACTAATTGGAATCGCAATCAAATGTTGGTAGATCTATCATACATACCTTCAGAGTATGAGCAAGCCATTCTTGCAGAATACAACAAACCAGTGAATGCTGATCGTAGTAAGATTTTTAATTACTTTGTCGAAAAGGGATTAAAGAATCTTATGAACGACATACAGGATTTTTAATATGAAAAAAATGACGTATTATTTGCCGGAAATTTTAGATCAAATTGCGGCAGCACCTTCAAAAGAAGAACAAGTTAAACTTTTAAAGGAAAACGATACGCAAACTTTGCGGTCTATTTTGCACTTTGGTTTGCACCCAAAGTATTCAAAGGCATTTAAAATTATACCACCATACAGGGCAGATGATGCTCCGTATGGTTATTCTACATCCAATTTATCTAAAGTTTATCAACGATTGGTTTATCTATTTAAAGAACATCCAATGTACATTTCATCTGATAAAAAAAGAAACGATATTGCATCTTTGATGATGGAATCTGTGCATTTTACTGAAGCAGTTTTATTGGAAAAAATATTATCCAGAGAATTTAATCAAATAACACTATCGGTTGCCAAGGAGGCATTTCCAGAACAATTTGAGGGTGCATAAATGGAAAACTATAATAAAGAAGCAATAGAACAAAAGAATTTAGTACAAAAAGCCGCTGCGTTAGCAGCATCTATAAAGTCGAGAGGATTGAGTAATAAAAAATCAAGTCCCGAAACAAAATCTTTAAGACAATTAAGTTGTCATGGAGATAATAATTTACCGCCATGTTCCCAGAGAAAAGAAAGTGAAAAGTTTTCTAATTCTTTTTATTGTGGTGCTTGCGGGTGCGGTGATAAACAAGGAACACAATTAGTTGATTTGACCATAGATGGAAAAGATAATTATGGAAAATTGGATTATCCAAAGGTTTGGTGTCCTTTGACTATGCCAGGATTTCAACCTTATATTCCCAGTACCAACGATCCACCGGAAGTACAAAATTCTAGGAAGAAAGAAATTGAAAATCGTTTTAGCATAGAGTATATTACAGAAAAATCAAAGCACGGAGAACCTAAACAATGAGCACAGCAACTACAATTAAACTTTCAAAGAAGACGCTAGACATTCTCAAGAATTTTGCATCAATCAATT